GATATTTCAAGTCTGAATCCAAAACAACTTTCTGTTGCAATGTCATCTATTAGAAAACATTACAGAGACCTAATTAAAGATGATAAGTTCGACATTTTTTCGTGGGAGGTTTCAAATGTCTAAGGCTGTAGAAGATTTAATTGACGAAGTTACTAAAAAGGATAACAAAATAACACAATTCTCAGATCTGCTAGATTCTCTTGCAAATACAGAAGATAAGAAAAAGCTACTCTGGAAAGAGATATATGAGAATGCACTAAATGATAGAGAAAGTGCTGGATTTTTATTTACAGATTTATTGACGCAGTCAAAGGGAAATGCAGCAAATCATGCAATGTTTGGACCAATAATGGCAAAGTACCTTGAGAGAATGGGTAAGTCAAATGATCAAATATTAAAATTGGCAGAATTAGTTGCAAAAGAGGAGAACTCACCAGTAGATGTCAATGAGATATTTAATCAAATAGGAGAGTAGATTACAATGGCTGGACAGACTTTAAAGTCATTTGATAGTTCTACTGGCGGATCTGATAAATCAAGTGAGCTAAATCAAGGAGTTAAATCCACATCAGTCTTCTATACTGCCGTGGTTATGGACTTTATTTCAAATCCTGTCGAGGATTTACAAAAAATACCACTAAATGAAGAAGCTGCTGGAAGTGATCTCACTCTTGCGCAATCGCTGGGATCTGGCTTGAATGCTGTCTCAAATGCTGCTCGAATTTCTAGAATGCCTAGAAATTCAATAGTTGCGTGGAGAACAACTGAAAGAGCCTGCTATGAAGAAAAGCCAGAAATTTTCTATCCATTCTTTTCTCCACACATGTGCCTTCCTGTTAAAGCGGGTGAGAAGATTTGGGTGATATATGAATCCATGGGAGCAACAGGCGGCTTGGGGTACTGGATATCCCGAAAAACAGGTGATGAAAATATAGATGATCTAAACTATACTCACATAGATAGAGCAACATTAAATGTGAAACAAAATCAGTCATCTGAAAATTCTGCCCAGACAGCAATAGAGGGAGATACATCTACAGACTATGACCCTCTGTGCTTCACACCTGGCGGCGGAAGAACAAAGGCGAATAATACGATGCCTGACATAGATAATCAAAATGCGTATGATTCAATTGTAGCTGCATCTGATGCATATCAAAATCAGTACACAGCAGAACCAATTCCAAGATTTAGTAAGCGGAGCCCAGATTTCACCTTACAGGGATCAAATAATACACTAATTTGTTTGGGTGAGGATAGGGGGAGAACACCAGATACAGAGGATGACGCCAATACAATACCGGTGGATAATACAGTATATGGAAAAGGAACAATCGACATAGTCGCCGGAAGAAGCGTATTGATGCCAGACGGGACATTCATAGCAGATATTGTTACAGATTTAGATCCAAGCACAGGAGATTCAGGATCAAGCGATATTATAACAGGACCTGCAGCTGTAGCAAAAAATATTCGTGAGCTTGGAGAAATTGATAAAACTCCTGTTGTAACAGACTCAAACGCCGACGGTCCCAATATAAATGAGGGTGATCCTGACTTTATTAATGATCTATCAAGATTATATGTTTCAATGAAGACGAGTGGAGACACAAACTTTGGATTAATGAGTGATGACCTCCCAGCATACCCTGTTCTTAATGATGGAACAGAAGTTGAGGCGGTTGACGATGCTCCGTACACAATATTAAGATCTAACGAGGTCAGGCTCATTGCAAAATATAATGAGGATCAGGAGATCAACGGAAGCATTAAGATCATCAAGGAAGGTGTTGAGGATGACGATGCTGATGGCACAGGAAGAGCTGTTATAATAATGCAGCCTGATGGAACTATAATGATTGACGGACCCAAAATTATAATAGGCTCTGGAATTGAGAAGGATAATGGTGCTGGTCAACAAGTATATTTGGGACGAGATGCAGAGGAGCCCATAGTTCTAGGAACCCAGCTAATAAAAGTACTAACAGCGATAATCGATGTGCTAGATACTCATATTCACCCGTCAGCCGCGGGCCCGACTTCAACGAGATCTGGAGGATCGTCAATACTTCCGGAGGGGGGATTTTCAAATACTTCCTCCTCAGAGACAGATCTTAATAAGATTCTAAGCCTAATAGGCATGACAAAATAATGGGAATCAAGACAAATCTTCAGACCTTTATGGATCCTGACTATTCTGGATTTGATCAAGAGCTTGCAGATAATGTTGGAAGTGATAAATCGCTTGCAGCTGTTGCATGGATGGATGCGATAGGTCCAGAGCTTACTCTTCTTTTAGCACCAATGTTGCCTGCATTTTTAGTAAGCTCTGCAATGACGGCAGCATTTATTTTAACGTCTGCAGACTTTAATGAAGATACACTTCCGGGAGCAATAGATGATGCTATTGCAAATGCTGCTGACACTGTTTTTGACGCAGGTGGCTACCAACAAGCACCGTCAGACTCCCTAGACTCAGAAAACGAGATATTTGATCCAGATCCACCCAATGGGCTTGAGAATCAGTTTACTCCCGAAGAGATATGTGCAAGAGCAGAGAATAGAATAATAGAATGGCTTAGCGGTGGTACATTTACGGGATACTATATTGCCCCAGGAAGCCCACCCACTGGATCACCCGGCGTCTCTTCAATGAAATGGATCTACGCCAGCGAGGGTGACATGCCTCCACCCCCTGATGCTGATGGTGATGGCTATAGCGATGCAGAGGAGATAGAAGCTGAAACTGACCCAGAATCCGAAGATGAATATCCGGACTCTGATGATTGACAGTTCTATCTAATTGTTTTTAAACGTTTAGAATGCAGAAGTTTACTATCATAATAATTAATGATAGGAGTGCATCAAAGTGTCAAAACATGAAATCATTTTCAAAAGCTCAGGTGTTAAGAGAGGGGATCCAAGCCTATTAAAGACAGTTGATCCCAAGCCGTATGGTATAAAAACACCATTAGAGCTCGGAACAGGGAGATCGGGCATATTTCAGATGCACTTTAACCCTGTGGAACAGATTGATGATAATTTAAAAAATCTAATTCTAACAAACAGCGGAGAGAGATTGGGAAATTATGGGTATGGGGCAAATTTAAGACCTCTGCTAGCTGAACTTAATAATATCATGGATTTTGATGCTGTGGCAATGGAGAGCATAAGTACTGCAGTAAGAAAACACATGCCCTTCGTTGAGCTGAGTACATTCGCCTCTGATGCTGGCGGAACATTAAACGCAGTACCGGGTCCAGAGGAAGGAGTTCCAGTTAGTATGACAAAAGTAAATATAGTGGTAAAATATAGTGTTCCAAAGCTACGAATAGGCGAGAGAGCACTAAGCGTTTCAATTCTCTGCATATAGGATAAAAATCAATGGGCTCTAAGAAGAATAATTTAAAAAACTTAAGATCGAATCAGAGATCATATCTCAACAAAGATTTTGATGCATTTCGTGCTGAGTTAACTCAGTATGGACAGATTTACTTTAAAGATAAGATAAATGACTTTACTGAGAATGGTCTGGCAGGACTGTTCATAGAGATGGCTGCATATATTGGCGATAACATGTCATTCTATCTAGATCATCAATTTAATGAATTAGATATTGTTACTGCGGTTGAAAGTAGCAATATAGAGAGGCTTGTTAGAGGTGCCGGCGTTCAAATACAGGGAGCAGCACCATCGACTGTTGATATTAGCTTTTATCTAGAGGCGCCAGCTCAATTGATGAACAATGAATATGTTCCAAAATTAAGTTCTCTCCCGATAATACGTGCAGGAACAATTTTATCAGCAAATACAGGAGTAAAGTTTGAACTTTACGATGATTTAAATTTTGGAAAGAAAGATTCAGCTGGAAATTTTATAGCGACCTATTCTACAATGAAATCAGATGGAAGTGGAAATCCTACATCATTTGCTCTAAAGCTAGTAGGAAGATGTACATCAGGCATCTCAATGTCAGAGTCATTTACCATACCAGATACATTTTCTCCATTTAGAACAATAAAGCTATCTGGAAAAAACATTTCGGAAATTACTTCAATTAGAGATTCTCAAGGGAGAGATTACTACGAGGTATCATCCTTAACGCAAGATACAGTCTTTAAAAGAATTAGTAATACGGGATATGATTCTGACTTAGTTTCTGAAAATATTGAGATGATACCCGCACCCTATAGATTTGTAAAAACTACAAGTAGAAGAACCGGATCCACAACAATAAGATTTGGAGGAGGCAGCGCAGAAGGAACTGATGATGATGCACTTCCAGATCCAAGTGATATTGCTCTCCCGCTATATGGAAAGAAGAAAGCTTTTTCAAGATTTACTCTTGATCCAAATAAGCTACTGCTAACTCGAACACTCGGTATCGCCCCAAGAAATACCACACTTTCAGTGAGGTATAGATCTGGCGGAGGACTATCTCATAATGTTTCAGCAGGAGCAATAAAGACAGTATCAATCTTGAAGACTAAGTTTGCTTCAACAACACCTTCTAGTACAATAGCATCAGTAAGAGGATCTGTAGAAGCTAATAATGAAAATAGTGCAAAGGGCGGTGAAGCAGCAATGACTTTAAATGAGCTTAAATCCGCAGCACTAGCATTTAGAAATTCTCAGTCAAGAATCGTTACAAAGGCTGATCTTGTAGCAAGAATATACACAATGCCAGTTAACTTTGGAAGAGTTTTTCGTGTAGGTGTTAGGGATAATCCCAATAATCCTCTAACATCTGTTGTAGCAATCATCAGTAGAAATTCAAGTGGCAAATTAATTGTCTCTCCAGACTCACTAAAGGAAAATTTAAGAGAATATCTCAATCAGTATAGGTTAATATCAGATGCAATAGATATTGTTGATGCAATGGTTTTAAATATAGGAATAACATATAGTGTTGTTGTCGATTCTCTTTCAAATAAAACTCTAACAATACAATCAATTAACAGTTCCATTAAGAAATATATGTCTTTGGATAATTTTCAAATAGATCAGCCTATAGTTACAGCAGACCTAGTAAACATTATACTAAATCAACAAGGAGTTATATCGCTGGTTTCATTTGATGTCACTAATTTATCTGGAACAGTTAATGAGAGATCATATAGCAATGAGAGCTTCTCTATAGCATCTCATACTGATAGAGGGATCATAGTACCCCCACCTGGGTCTATTATTGAATTGAAATATCCTGATGATGATGTCAACGGCTCAGCGAGATAAAAAATGTTTAGAATTTTAAGTGCCAGCAAAGATTCATATGTAACCAATAAAATTATTGGAAATAGCTTTAGAGCAACTGATGCAAATGTGGGCCAGGCTGCGTCAATAGATATTTTTAAACTATACGCCGAATCAATATCTGGGTCTGATTCCTCACCTATAGAGTTGAGCAGGGGTCTGGTAAAGTTCAATCTAAATCCTCTAAGGTCTCTAACATCATCAATATTAGATATAGGACATCCTTCGTTTAAGTGCACGTTAAAGATGTTTGATGTGTATGGCGGACAGACATGCCCGTCCAATTTTAAATTAATAGTTTATCCGCTATCTAGATCGTTTGATGAAGGAATGGGCAGAAATATAGTAAGCTTCTCAGATCTAGATTCATGTAACTTTATAACTGCATCTATATCTGGAAATTCTGCAATTCCGTGGACTTACCCGGGAGCAAATAAGATAGGATTGTTAAATACTACAAATGATGATATTGATATAATATCTAGCGGAAATCTAAATGACGGAAATGGTATCGTCGATCTCTGGCGTCAGCAAACATTTTCAACAGGTGAGGAAGATCTAAGTGTAGATATAACAACAATAGTATCAGGAGTAATGAAGGGATTAATTCCCGATCATGGGTTTAGAATATCCTATTCGGGATCACAAGAAACAGATAAAGTTACAAGATTCGTCAAAAGATTTGCATCCACGCAAACATCTGACTACTCTAACAGGCCAAGGATAGAGGTGCTATATAATGATACTATCCAGGATCATCATAGATCATTTTTCTTCAATCTCTCCGGATCCTTATT